ATGATATTCAACGAAGTTTGCAATCGGGTGAACGCGATGTCCAGTTTGAAGTCGCCGGTCAGCTCATACTCATCCAATGCGGTGCCGACCTCGCGGACGAGACGGGCCACGTACTCCTTGAGGTCCTTCGGCAGCGTGACGGCCTTGAGCAAGCCGGGAACGTCGGCGACAAGCTCTCGGATACTGTCTCTTCTCTCCTGCGGATATTCGGCGGCCCTCGCATCCAGCAGACGTTCCGCGGTGCGTAGCGCCATGCGATCCTCGTTCGAGATGGGAACCTTCGAATCCATCATCTCCATGCTGCGCTGGTTCCGTTCCCAGGCAACTGAGATGTTGTACCAGATGTCGGCGAGACAACGGCAGGCGAGGTCGGCATCTTCGTCTCCGGCCGCCGCAGCCGTTCTCAACGTGCTGTCCACTTCGGCCATCGCGCCCGATACATCCGGGAAACGATATGTTATGCCATCCGCCTTATTGGCCAGCAGAAAACGCTTCACATAGGTAGCCGCGTTCACCACGCCCCATACCCCCAATCATCAGTCAAAGGAATTAGCACATGTCTAACCTACCAGCAATTGAAGTCGCAAAACGGGCGACCCATGACACCCGTAACCGCGTGCTGCTGTCCAAGACCAAGATGACCAGCATCGCCGACGCCAGCAACCGCAACCGCATGACCATCGCCAAATGGCTCGACGGCGACGACATGAGCCTCGCCGCATTCGTGGCCGCACAACAGTTGTCGGGCGGAGACCCGGTCAAGACCTTGGCCGCCGCGCTCGCCGACAAGGAGGCGGCGTGATGTCTGTCGAAGAGTATGGCCGTCATTTCAGCGGCTACCGGGAGCCGAAGAACGCCGAACCGTCGCGTGGTTTCACACGTCGCCTCATATTCTGGGCCCTCGTGTTCGCGGTGTGCGTCGGCTGGGTGATGACGCACACGGGTTGCGCGCATCCCATCGGCAACGGTTTGGCCGCGCTCATGGGCTTCGGGCTCGTTCCCCTGCGGCTCCTGTGCCTCGTTTTGAGCGAGGCGGGCGTCGAATAACAGTCTTGCCGGACGGCGTGGAAAACCGGCCGGCCAAGCGGAAGGAAAACCGGTAACCCACGTTGATAACTGAAAACCGACTGACAGATACGGTGTCAGTTTTCTTGCACCGGCGGGATGTCGGCTTTGGTCTATTCTCCGGCGTCCCGCTTCGGGCGGTGCAGGTTGCCCCCAGTCGAGATCGCGTAGGTCATGTGTGCGCGGCAAAGACCGGGACCACGGTTCGACTCCGTGGCCGTCCACGAACGCAAAGTTCAAAAAAAAAAAGAAAGCCCCCGCTGGCACGGGGGCGAGAAGAAAAACTCTCAACAGAAAGGATAACCCCATGAGCGCGGAAACACCGAATCTCATGAGTGTGGCCCAGCTCGCCGAACACTACGGGCGGGCGAAGAAAACCATCCAGAACAAGCTCACCCGAGGCTGGGGGCCCGTGCCGGTATTGGACCCGGACACGGGACAGGTGCTCGGCTTCCGCGTCGAGGAGGTGAACCGTTTTGACCAGCGCAACCAACGAACCCACAAGCAATACCTGTATGACTGATCTGCCGAACGACATGTGGCTTGCGGTCGCGGACCGGCTGCTCACCAACCTTGACATCCTGACCGCATATCCCACCCGGCAGTCGCTGGCGAGCCTCATCGGACTGAGCATCCACGAGGCCGGGCTCACGTTAACGCCGGAGACGCCGTTATGGGCACGGCAACGTTGACCGCGCCCATAACGGACGAGGGGATGCGCATGACGCCCGGCGAACTGATCGTGGAGTTTATGGATCTGATCAGCGACCGGAACAGTCAGACCGGCAACCCGTACCTGTACGTGATGCCGTTGCCGGGCATGGTTGTCATCGACAGGCAACGGCGCAGGGTGAGCGCGCGAGTGGAATACGTCAGCAAGTCGAAGCTAAGGAGCAGGAATGAAGCGAGTGACCGTTGACATGGCAGCGCAGGCGACCGGACTGTTCGACGTGCACCGTTTCCGCCAGCACACGAAGAAGGAGCGTGAGAGTGCGTGGCACGCGTTCCGCGCACTGGGTGTCGGCGGCTCGGACATGAGCACGATTCTCGGCCTCAACCCGTACTCGACCCCCTACGACCTGTGGTTGGAGAAGACGAACCGTCAGCAGCCGGAGGATATCAGCGGCAAGTGGGCGATCGTCAAGGGCAACGCCTTGGAGGTCGAACTGCGCCGCCGGTTCCGCCAGCTGCACCCGGAGTACCAGGTCATCGACGGCACCGACATTTCCTTGGTCTCCAAGCAGCATCCGTTGATGCACGCCTCGCTGGACGGCTTCGTCTACGACGAGGAGAGCGATTCGTGGGGCATTCTCGAGATCAAGACGGCGAACGCGAACCGTGGGCGCACCGACTGGCACGACGAGACGGGCGAGCTCGTGGCCCCGCAGTACTACATGGCGCAGGTCACGCATTACATGGCCGTCACCGGCTTCACGTGGGGCGTGTTCTACGCGGATATCGGAGAGTCGGAACCGGTCGAGGTGCGGTTCGAGCGCGACGAGGATGACATTCACGCTGTAATCAAAGCCGCCGAGGACTTCTGGGGTTTCGTCACCCGCGACGAAATGCCCACCCTCACCGGCGCGGACGTGGCCAAGGCGTACCCGGAGCCTTCGGAGGGCATCGAGGACATGAGCGACAGCACTGATCTGCGCAGGCTCATGGCCGACTACCAGCAGACGACCGCCGACCTGAGCGCGTTGAAGCAGCACAAGGAGGAGTTGCAGGACTGCATACTCCCCTATATCGGAGACCACGAGGGGGTGCGCTGCGGCAACCTGCAGGCCACCTACAAGCATTCCTCACGCAAGGGCTACACGCGCGTGGTCGAACCATGGGAGGGCCGCACCTTCCGATTCAGCGAAATCAAACCGAAGAAAACCAAGTAAAGGAGAACCGATTATGGGACAGTTAGCGACACAGGCGCAGAACGTGCAGATGCAGGCCATGAACCCGCAGCGCCAGATGAAGCAGCTGCTCGAGAAGAGCTGGCCTCGCATCGCGGCGGTCATGCCGCAGGAGATGAGCGAGAAGCGCCTCTACCAGATGTACGTGAGCACCATCAACCGCGAACCCCAGCTGGCCAGCTGCTCGGTCGAATCGGTGTTGTCATGCTTCATGCGCTGCACGAGCCTCGGTCTGGAACCGTCGAACGTGAACGGGCTCGGCATGGCCTACATCCTGCCATTCGGTAACAAGAACATGCGCACCGGCCAGAAGGAGGCCATGTTCGTGCTCGGCTATCGCGGCATGATCGCGTTGGCCCGTCGTTCCGGCCAGTTGAAGAGCATTCACGCGCAGGCCGTGTACCAGGGCGACGAATTCGATTACTGGGAGGATGAGACCGGCCAGCACTTCAAGTTCCGCGCCACCCGTGGCGTGCCGCACACCGAGGCCACGCTGACCGACGTGTATGTGAACGCCCAGCTGCTGCCTGCAGGAAGCGTGTTCGTGCACATGACCAAGGAAGAAGTCGAGGCCGTCAAACGCCGCAGCCCCGCAGGCAACAAGGGCCCATGGCGCACCGACTATGAGGCCATGGCGTTGAAGACGGTGGTGCGCCGCAGCTTCAAATGGCTCCCGGTGAGCGTCGAAGCCCAGTCCGCGGCCGTCTCCGACGAGACCACGCCCGACTATTCCGAACTGTTCCGCCCCCTGCCCGACGAGACGGTGGATGATTCGCCGGTTGACGTGAGCGTGGACGAGTCCGAACAGCCGCAACAGGAAACCCAGCCCGAGGCGGAGCCTTCCCCGGTGGATGTGAAGCGTGCGGAGATGATTCGCCGCTTCCAGGCGTTGGGCGTGGCTTCGGACGCGGAGGCGTGCGAGACCATCACGAAGATTCTGAATCGTGAGGTGAAGGCAAGCGATGAGCTGACCGAAGCGGAGCTTGACAAGGTGCTGGGCCAGTTGAAGGCCAGCGTGAAGGAAGGCGAGTGACCATGGCGGGCAGGACGAGCATCATCATCCAGGGCACGGCGTGGGGCGTGCAGGAGACGAAGAACGGTAAACGGTTCCTGCGCGTCTCTGTGTCGCCGGGCTACCGTGACCGTAACGGCAACTGGGTCATCCAGCCGGAACAGTACTACTCGGTGTGGCCTGCTGGCTACGCGAACCTCAACCCCGTGTTCGACCAGATCGCCCAGCTGCGTCAGAATCAGGACCAGTTCGTGGACGTGACCATCGTGGGCGAAATCAGCGGCCTCGACGCCTACACGAACAAGAAGGGCGAGGCTACCGCAAGCTGCAACGTCAACGCCAGCGCCGTCGCCATCACCAACGTTCGACAGAAGAACGGCGGACAGCAGGGTTACGGCACGCAGGCCGGTTACACGCAGCAGCCGCAGGGGCAGGCGCAGCCTCCGGCCTCCGACCCATGGTCCAGTGATCCGAGCTTCTGATGCTGCATTTATATCACGATGAGACGCCGCCGGACGTGGAACCGGTCTGCGAGAGGCACGGGTGCCCGCTGTACCCGGCAAGACCGATTCCATGCCCGGAATGCGCTTTGGAAGCAGACGAGATGTACGCGGATTACGGATTGGAGAGATGATGGCGAACCCATCGAAAAGCAAAGGCACAAGCCTCGAGACGTGGACCGTGCGTTACCTCGCGTGGGCGTTGCAGGACACGCGCATCGACCGTATGCCGTTGCATGGCAACGCCGACCAGGGCGATCTGATCGGCGTCATGTTCCATGGCGAGCCGGTGTGCGTGGAATGCAAGGACACGAAGATGCCGAACTATCGCAAGCATTGGCGGGAGCTCAAAGTGGAGATGGCGAACATGGACACTCCCTACGGGGTGCTCATCCAACACCGCAGGGGCGTGGGCGTGAAAAGCCTCAAGGGCATGGCCCGGCAGATGGCCGTGTTCGACATCGGAACGCTCGAACGGTTCCTCGCCACTCACATGGGGCACATGTTAGGACCGGACTACCGGATTCGCCGCGAGCTCGCGAACCGGCTGCGCGGCGAATCGAGGCCGGTGCCCTCCAATCCGATGCTCGTGTGGATGCCGCTCGAATTGTTCGCGCTCCTGCTGAACGACGGCTTGGCGTTGGGGCCGGACGATGGCCAGGATTAACCCTCATACCTACATCGGTGGCAGCCGTCGCACCGGTTTGCGTGGCGGCTACCACCGCAAACCCAAGACCAATGGCGAGGGGCTGAAGCCCAGCGAGATAATCGCCGCCAGCCCCGAACTGCTGGCATTGATAGCCGAATACCAAAGAGACAAGAGAAAGGAGGCGGACTGATGGCCAGACAGGGCTACGGGAAGCTGAGTAACGGCTTCCATTCGAACACGAAAGTGCTGAAGCTACAGCGTATGCGTCCGAGCGCACTTGGAGTGTACTGCATGGCCATTTCCTTCTGTTCCGACGTGCTCAACGACGGCGTGATGAGCGAGGACGATGTGATCTACCAGCTCAACGCGACCGAAGAGGACATCGAAGCGCTGATCAAGGTCGGCATGTTCGAACGTTCGGACGACGGCTCCTACCGCATCCACGATTATCTTTCCCATCAGTCCAGCCGCGAACAGGTGGAGACGAGGGCGGAGGGTGCTCGCAACCGCAAGCGCAAGCAGCGTTCCGAAGCCGATGTCACACCCGAGTCACGCTGGGACGAAACGAATGTCACAAGCATGTCACGCCGTGACAATTCGAATGTCACACCCGAGTCACGCTGGGACTCTTTAACCAAGAACCAAGAACCAATAACCAATAACCAAAAGAATTCTTCTAACGAAGAATTCTCTCTCCCCCAAACCCCCTCGCAAGCCGAGGGGGCCGCAGAGAGCGCCGACGAGGATTATCCCATCGAGTTCGAGCAGTTCTGGCAGACCTATCCACGCAAGACCGGCAAACGCAAGGCCTTCGAGGCTTGGCGGAAGGCGCGGAGGAAAACCAACAACACGTTCCTGATCGCCAAGGCGTCGAGGTACGCCGCCGACCCGAACCGGGAACCCGGCTACACGCTCACCCCGGCGAACTGGCTGGACGGCGAACACTGGGACGATGACCCGCTGCCGGCCAAACCCGAGCCGACCGCACGCCCCTCGCCATCGGCGTGGAACCGTTCGCAGGCCAACCAGGACGCGAACGCGGCACTGATAGCCCACTACGCGGCCGAGGAAGCCGCCGAAAACCAATCACGGGAAGGAGTACTGACATGCTGACGCTCAAGGAAAGCACGCTCGTGCTGGCGAAGATTCGCGTCCACCACGGCAACGCGGCCATCACCGACTTGGAGGCTCGCACGTTCCACGAGGAGCTTCGCGCGGACATGACGCTGGGAGAGGCGTTGAAGGCGGTGAAGCGCTTCTACGCGGACAACAGCACGGGTTGCTGGTGCGGTTCCGGCGATGTGAACGCCATCGTGCGCAGGATGCGCAACGAGTCGAAGCCCTCTGAGGCGCAGATAGCGCGCGAATGCGAGGCGCGGGGCCTATCCGCGGACGAGGCGTGGATGTACCGCCGCCAGCGGATGCTCGGCAACGGCCCGGAGCAGGCGCAGCAGCAGGCGTTGACCATGCGCAACCCACTCGAACTGCCCGCCGCGCAGCCGAAGTCACGTTCCACGGCCAGACGGTTCGCAGGTGCCCAGAAGCTGGGTGCTGCCTCACTCGGCTCGATTCTGAGGGGCGCGTGATGGCCGAAAAGTTCCCGACCCCGCAGGAGCGTGCGATGGCGTGGCTGTTGGAGGCCACGGAGATTGGCGGCATGAGCAAACCGGAGGCCGCATTGTACGCCTACATGCGAGGGTTCGCGGCGGCGCTTGATTTGTGCATCGAAATCGAACAATCAATCAACGACGAAACGGAGGAAACGAATGAGCATCATCAGCAGTGAAATCGAGGCACAGAAGCAGCGTGACCCGTCGTACATCGACAGTGACCTGCAGTGGGCGTGGGGACGAGGATACAAGGCCGGAGCGTCACGCGGAATCACCGAAGAGGAGATTGCCGCCGCCATGGCCGAAACCCGAAAGTTCATCACGCTCCCCGGCGCGTGGATGGAGAACATCATCAGAATCGCGTTCGACGCGGCAAGAAGAAAGGCAATGGAGGAGTGAGCAGGCCACGCGCCCGTGAACGCAAACCAGCATGGCTTCGCGCGTTCATCCCGAAAACGAGTCCCCTCGTTGTCACCGTCTGCGAGGGGTGCGGCCTGTACGTCATCGAGGATCGGGAAACCGTGTGGGAGTCGTGGGATTACGGGTGTGTGGCGGGTGACGACCTGACCGTGGCGATAATCCTCGGCCGGCCGTTGACCCGCGTCACGTGGCTTCCCTCCGTCGGCCACCCGCTGCTCCGTAGCACCTGCGGAGATGCAGGCATCAGACCGGACGGCCAGTATCTGGCCATGCACATGTGTCATCTCGCCCGGATAAGCGTCAAACCGTTCAAACCGCCGAAACGGGAACGCCCGCCAGGCAAGCCATGGGGCGGGCCGAAACTGTCGAAGCAGGAGATAGCCGAATTCAAACGCATATGGAACATGCCATACAGCCGGCTCAAATACGAGAAAGCCCCAACCATGGTCGGCCAGGGCGATGAGAAGCAAACATTATTCTAGCCGACCAGCCGGAAGGGGCCAACGTGAACTGCCAGAACTGCAAAACGATAACCGAAGGGGGATATTCACTGTGCGAGACGTGCGAACTGCGCTTCGCCGGCACGCTCCTGCGACTGGCGCGTGATGTCACGCCATTGCATGACAGCCTCGACGCGACATTGCATCCGGGAGGGCATTCGCCCGTGCGCATCCAGACGGCCACTCCCCCGACACCGATACGCTTGGACGTGCTCGACCTGATTGACATGCTCGACGCCACGGCCCGTGAACTATGGCGCTGCCTCGACGGCATCGACGCCTTGGACTGGCGCAAAGACAAACGCAACGAGGATCTGAAGGCCACGCTCATCGCATGTGCAGGCCACCCCAGGCTCGCCACGTCCGCGGACGCGGGCTTCTACATGCACGTCGTTGACGGCATCGCACGCAAAGTCGATGCTGCGCTGGACCCGCCGGAGCAACGCCGCGAGATAGGAACCTGCGAACTATGCGAGACCATGCTCACCGCTGGGGCAGCAGACCAGTGGGTCACCTGTCCCGTGTGCGGGAGGGGACAGCGAGCTCAGACGGTCAAACTGCGCCGACTCAAGACATTGTGTTGGGATGATTCCGAGCGAGGTTCGGCGGCGGACATCTCCAAGGCATTCGCCGTCTCGGGGCTCAAGGTCAGCCGTAAGACCATCACCACGTGGGAGCAGCGCGGCAAACTGCCCCGTCATGCGGATGGATACGCCTACTGCGACGTGTACCGGCTGCTCATCGGCCCCGATTTGACAAAATCCGTTAGGTGAAGCCATAATATGCAGTGGCAGAAGTGTCGAAAACCCAGCTCAAGTGGCTGGGTTTTCGCGTATCTATGCTTTGTTCTTGCGTGGCCTTCCTCCGCCGACACCACGTCCCGGACGTTGGGCGTTCCATTCATCGATGGTCTCAGGCAGCCAGCCCCGAGTGCGGCCTATGGTCGCGTCGGGTTCGGGGAGTTTGAGGTTGAGCAGGCCGCCGCTGGTGATGCCGAGGCGTTCGGCGACCTGTTTGACGCCGAGGTATTCAGTCGTCATTGTTGCCTTCCTTGCCGTTGATGATTCCGGCCGCAAGGCCCATGATTCCGGCCGCGAGACCGAAGCCGCCAGATACTGTCGGGCTGTCGGATAGCGCGCCGCCCAAGGCCATGGCTCCGAACGTCAGGGCCACGATTCCGAAAATCAGTGATGTTCTCATGATGTGTTCTCCGATGGGATAGGATTGGCGGGAGGTTCCGGCTAATAGGTCTAGCCGGAACCTTTTTTACTTCTTGTGCTTCGGTCTTCGCTTGACTGCGATGGCTAGCGCGGCTGCGGCGATGACGTTGGCGATGATGCCGTTGATGACATCAAACCAATCCTTTGGGCTCATCGGATACCTCCTTTCTGCTGATATATCTACAGTAACACAACTACTATAGATATGCAAGGAGAGCACAACAAAACACGCCGAAAACTCCTGATATTTCAACCCCTCGCTAGCCCAACCAGCAGAGGCATCCGATTCAAGTCCGATACAGTCTCGGTTCGAATCCGAGGCGAGGGACACCTATTCTCCAATGATTGCGGGGTGACGGCATCATGGTCAGCTACAGCCGCCAAGTCCGCAAAGGCGGACGCCAATTCGAAAAAGACCGCAAGAAATTCTTCCTCGAATGCAAGAGCGAACACCGTCCATGCTGGCTCTGCGGAATGCCCATCGACTACGACGCACCACAGAACACCACAGACGACAGCTTCAACCTCGACCACTTCTATCCCGTCACCAAACGACCAGACCTGCAACACGACCCCGCAGGCTTCCGCCCATCACACACACAATGCAACAACCTGCGCGGCAACAAAGACCCAGCCACACCAATCGGCACACTCAGCAGACAATGGATCAAAACAGCATAGGAGCAACACAATCATGGACATCGACGAACCGGTCAAGGCCGCATGCGGGCAAACACTGCGCGAAGCAACCGGCACCATCACACTCCACATCAGCGCCAGCCTCAGCGCGGACAACGTAAGCTATGACCTCGCCAGCGTCGACGCAGACCTACCAATCACAGTTGAAGTCGTCAACAACAACGGCACGATAATGCCGAAAGTTGATAGCGTGGGCTTCACACGAATCCTCACCGCAGGAATCAACGCATTCACCAACGCCATCAAAGCCTGACCACCGGGAGGGGCGGTAGAATCCCAAAACCGGCCGCCACCGGGACACTACCCGCATGGCCGCTCTTCCTCTCCCTCCGAAAAATATTCGATATTCGGCCGGGGTCGCGCGCGAAGGAGGTTCCATGCCGAAACAGTTTCCGCAGGAAACGGTGGCCGACGCATTGGAGCGTTCGCTGCGCAACGCCCAGCATCTGCGCGCGAAGGACGCAGCCACGGTCGCCGCTGCCCGGGCCCTTGCATGGAAAATCGACCATTGGGACGAATTGGCGGAACAGGCCATATCGGACGCCGAAGCGAAGGGAAAGGGTACCCGTCCGGCTGTGCCGCAGAACGACAATACCTCGCTGCCGACGTTCCTGAAATATTGCGCGGCTCTCGGACTGGTTCCCGAGGAGGAGAAGCCGGCGAAACCGGCGAGGGGCAAGGCCGCCAAGCCCGAGGCGACTCCGGTGGCGGATGAGCTTGAGGAGTATCTGGCGAAAATCAGCTAGGAGGCGTCATGGGCATCGGCGAAATCAACGACGATGCCCACGGCATCACCACGCCACGCATATTCACTCCCCCGCTGCGCGAACTGACGCCGGAAACATCAAACGGCTACGCGGTCATCGAGTTCGCCGAAAAGTTTCTCCACGTGCATCTTTTCCCGTGGCAGAAATGGCTGCTGATCCACGGGCTTGAGCTTCTGCCGGACGGCTCCTACCGGTTCCGCCGAGTTGTCACCGAGGTCGCGCGCCAGAACGGCAAGACCACGCTCATGAGCGTACTGTGCGCGTGGTGGCTGTTCGTCGACTCCGCTCGCCACCCGGAGTTGTCGCCGGCGTGGAAGTTTCTCGTGGTCGGTGCCGCGCAGACGTTGGATAACGCGCGCGCCCCATATCAGGCCGTATTGAACTGGTGTAATCCGAATCCGGCTTCCGAGGGCGAGGCCGCTCTTGCGGTTCCGGTTTTGCAAAAACGTGTGCAGCGCGTCAACAATTCGCACGGCGAGGAAGCGATCATCTGCCGGAACAAGGCGCAGTACATCGTGCGCGCCGACAAGAACATCCGTTCCAAGAGCGCCAGCCGCGTCGTGTTCGACGAGTTGCGAGAGCAGCACACCGACGATGGCTGGAACGCGGTCAGTCAGACCACGAAGGCCATCTGGTCCAGTCAGTTGTGGGGTATCTCGAACGCGGGCGACTATCGCAGCGTCGTGCTGCGCCGAGTCGTCGACGAGGGACGTGCCCTGGCGGATTCGTGGAACGCTTCGGTTGAAACCGGCAAGCAGTCGCCGGACGAATGGGCCGAGGAGCACGACCCATCCTATGGGTATTTCGAGTGGTCGGCTCCGGATAAATGCGAGCTGGATGACCTTGACGGTATCCGTCAGGCGAACCCCTCCATGGGTTATGGGCCGATGACTTTTCGTAGCATCTCGGCTGACATCAACGGCATGACCGAGGCCGCGTATCGCACCGAGGTCTTGTGCCAGTGGGTGACGGCGGACATCACGCCGTACATCAATCCGAAGCTGTGGAAGCGCGGCATCGACCCGAAGTCCTGTATCCCCGATGACGGGCGCGTGGTGCTTTCCGTGGATACTTCCGCCGATAGAGAGACCACGTATATCGCCGCCGCAGGCTACCGCGAGGATGGCCTGCCGCACGTCGAACTGATCGTGCGCCGTGACGGCATGCTCTGGGTGCCGAAGTACTTGAAGCTGCTTCGCGAGGCATGGCCGAACATCCATGAAATCGCCGTGCAGTCCAAGGGCTGCCCGGCGGTGGACTTCGCGGATCCGCTCGCGGAGGCCGGTTGGACGGTGCACCTCATCGAGGGCTTCCGCTTGGGAGCCGCGACCGGCCGTTTCCGCGACCGGGTGAAGGAAAACAAGCTCCGGCACCTCCCCCAGCCGGCCATCGAACAACAGGTGAACGTCGCCGTGACCCGCCGATTGGGTGAGGTCGAGGTGTGGGACCGGAACCAGAGCGCGATGCACATTTCCGGCCTCATCGCCGAAAGTCAGGCCTTGTACGCGCTCGAGACGATGAGCGGCGAGCCAGAGAAACCGAAATACGAGCCCTCGCACAACGTGCGAGTCACATTCTAGCCATCTTCCGAAGGAGCCGTGGATGGGATTTCTGAACAATCTGCTGCACGGCCCGGCCGTGCTGGCGATGAAGAACGCTGAACCGGAGACACCGACCATCATGGATTCGATGCCCGAGGCCATCAGCTGGCCCACCGACGCCGAATTCGCCGGCTATGCGAACGGCATGTACTGTCGCGAATACGCGGTCCGCGTTGTCGTGGACTTCATCAGCCGCCAACTCGCCTCCCTGCCGCTCAAGGTGTATCGGAAGAACGCGGACGGTGACGCGGAAGAGGTGCGCGACGGCGCACTGGCCAAGCTCATCCGCCATCCGAGCGATTTGCCGGGCATGAGCCGCTATAGGTTTTACGCGACTCTCATCCGTGACATGCTGCTCGAGGACAGGTGGTTGTGCACGCTCGGCAGCAATCGTGCGGGTGACGGGAATACGCTGCGCCGCATCCCCCCGGACGGATACAGTCTCACGGCGAACGGTTTCGGCGAGCTGACAGGTGTGACCATCAGCAGCGTCGCCGAGAACAAGGGCGGCACCTATCGGCTGCCGGATCCGCGAATCGTGCTCGACATCGGCTACATCGACGGCCTGAACCTCGGCGACCCGATCACCGACGTGCTGCGCCCCTTGCTCGCGGAGGCAAGGGCGATGGCGAAATACCGCAAATCGATAGCCGAAAACGGCTACCAGATACCCGCCTACGTGTACCGGCCCAAGGAAATGCCCTGGGAGTCACAGGCCGACTACGACGATTTCACCCAAGGCCTGCGCAACTACGTTGCAGGCGGCGGCATGGCCGGCACATGGCCGGTATTCAAAGACGGCATGGAGATCCGCACCGTCGACAACCTGTTCAAACCGGTGGACATGGCCGACTTGGAGGCACGCGAAAAAATCAACGAACAGGTGTGCCTCGCATTCCAAATCAGCCCAGAAAACATCGGCTTCCGCACCGGCACCAACAGCAACATCGCCGCATACAAGGAAAAGCTGTGGAACGTGGAATTGCTGCCGTATCTGGTGGCGTTCGAGGAGGCGTTGAACCTCACGCTGCCCGAGGCGGTGGGCGAACCGGACTGCTACATCAAGGCGAATTTGGACGCGAAGCTGCGCGGCACGATGGAGACCCAGTATCAGGCGCTCTCCACCGCCACCGGCCGTCCGTTCATGACCACCGACGAGGCGCGCGAACTGCTCGACCGGCCGAAACTGCCGGGCGGCGACCAGTTGATAACCCCGCTCAACGTGAGCGAGGGCGGTCAGCCCAGCCCGCAGGACGGCGGACAGACGCAGAACGCGCAGCAGGGCGCGAGTCCGAACGGCAAGCAGATGCTCGCCGAATTCAAACGCCTCTACACGTATGACGCCGGTTTCCGCGCGTCATGGGACTCGATGACGAAGGGAGAAACCTCAGATGAGTCTTGATTATCTCGGCTACGAGCTCAAGGAGCTCAAGGCCACCGACAACAGCGGCGGAGGAGTGTTCTCCGGCTACGCGAGCACGTGGGAGAAAGACCTGTACGACGATGTGATCGTCAAGGGTGCCTTCGAGAAGACCTTATCCGCTGACTTCAAGGCGGGCGGCGCGGGCATTCCGATTCACTGGCAGCACAAGGACGGCTCTCCGAACGATGTGATCGGGGAGACGTTGAGCGCCGTGGAGGACGAGCATGGCCTGCTCATCACCGCGAAGCTCGACACCGACATCGCGGAGGGCAAGCGAGCCTACGACCTGCTCAAGCGTGGCCTCATCCACCAGATGAGCATCGGTTTCATCGCCGAGAAGACCGCGTGGGTCGAAAGCGAGGAGGCGAAGAGCCCTTGGGACGGCTACCGGGAGATTCGCCAGCTCAAACTATTTGAGATCAGTCTCGTGCAGGTCGCCGCCAATCAGGGGGCCGAGGTGCTCGAGGTCAAGGCCGGCCGGGCCATAAGCAAGGCGAGCGAGGACAAGATTCGCACGGCCTACGAGGCATTGGGCGAACTGCTTGATTCCATCACCGAAACCCCCGACGACGAGCCGGACGATTCCAAACCCGATGACGAGCCGGACGACGATACGCCGGACGATTCGGACAAGCCCGAGCCGGACGACGGCAAGGCGAAAAAGAGTTTTGACCCGCAGTGGGCCAAGGAAATCAGCGACTTCCTCTCGCTGGCAAACAACCAATAGAAAGGATGATCCATGGGTTACATGGAGAAGCTGGCCGCCGAGAAGAAGGCGGTCAAGGCCCTGTACGACAAGGGCATGGAGAACCTCACCGATGATGAGGCGACCGAACTGAAGAACCGCTTCGAGGAGGCCAAGCGTCTTCAGGAGCGCGTCGACCTGTTCAAGGGCGTGAACGACCTGAACGTGGACGATGTGAAGCCCGAGGCCAAGACGGCTCCCGCCGCCAAGACGCTGGGCGACTTGTACGCGCAGGAGCTGAAGAAGGCCGGCATGACCGTCATCGGCACCAAGGCGCACCCGTTCGCTTCCAGCGAGTTCAAGGCCGCGACCGACATGCACGTGGCGGGCACCGGCACGGCTGGCACCGGATACCAGCCGGTCGTCACCCAGATCGACATGAACGGCGTGTGGCCTTACGAGCGTCCGCTCGTGGTCGCCGACCTGTTCGGCTCCGTCACCCTGAGCGGCAACGCCAACACCGTGGAATACCCCGTCTATGGCGCGCTCGAGGGCGGCGCTGGAACCGTGGGCGAGGGCGGTGCCAAGCCGCAGACCCATCTGCCGGCCCCCCGCTGGGAGTCCGACAGCCTCAAGGAGGTCGCCGCCTGGTGGAAGGTCACCGACAACATGGCCGAAGACCTCTCCTACATCGTCTCCGAAATCAACAACCACGCCCGCTACAACCTGCAGCTGCTGGAAGAGACCCAGCTGCTGTCCGGCAACGGCTCCGATGCGAACATCAAGGGTCTGCTCTCCCGCGACATCCAGAAGATGGTGCAGGACACCGACTCCGACCCGGACCGCATCTTCAAGGCCCGCACCAAGATCGCGCTGGCCACCGGTTTCCGCGCGGACGCGCTGGTCATCAACCCCGCCGACTACGAGGCCATTCGCCTCTCCAAGGACGCGAACGGCCAGTACTACGGCGGCGGCTACTTCAACGGCCAGTACGGCAACGGCACCATCATGCAGGATCCGCCGCTGTGGGGCCTCAAGACCGTGGTCACCGAGGCCATCGCCCAGGGCACCGCTCTGGTCGGCGCGTTCAAGCTCGGCGGCGCGGTCATCCGTAAGGGTGGTCTGCGCGCCGAGTCCACCAACTCGCATTCCGATGATTTCACGAACGATCTCATCACGTTCCGCGTGCGAGAACGCCTCGGCCTGCAGGTCAAGTACCCGAAGGCGTTCGTGTCCGTCGCCCTCGGCAAGAAGGCCAAGTGAGGTGACCGCCGATGAGTGACGCAACCAAGGTGCTGCAGACCGGGGTCGATACCGGTGATGGCAGCACGTATCCGCAGCCGGTGGTCGTGGTCGACGCCGCCGGCAATCCCATCGACCTGACCAAGGCGAACGGTGCGGCCATCACCTCGGTGACGGCCGTGGCCCTCGCCGCCGGCGCGGCTCCCACCGCGACGCTCGCGGATGGCGTGCTCACGCTTGGCATTCCGGCCGGCGCGAAAGGCGGCAATGGCGATCCGGGGCCAGCCGGCAAGAATGGTGCTCCCGGTGCCGCCGGCGTGGGCGTGAAGTCGATTTCCCTGACCAAGAACTCCGACAATGCCATCACCGGCGGCACTTGGGTCGGCACCGACGACAAGTCGCACGCCTTCACCGTGGCCTAACGTGAATCGACTGGAGGCGAACGATGGCCGATGAAACCATTCCCGACATCATCACCGACCCGTCAGGCTTCGACGCTGACGGCGAGTTCTGGCTGAAGGCGGCGCAGGCGGCCATCCGTCGCACGTGCGGCTGGCATATCACGCCGAACATCGAACTGTCGGGCGTGGTCAATTCGCGGGGAGGCAAGGTGATTCGCCTCCCCGCACGCCATGTCACCTCCGTCGACGAGCTGACCGACAGCGCCGGCAACCGGCTGCACTACGCCTACGACCCCACCACGGGTTTGGTAGAATGCACCGCCGGCGTTTTCCCGGCCGGCGTGGCCGCGATACGCTACCGCATCCACGCCGGCTATACGCCGGATGAGGTGCCGGACGTGATGGGCGTGCTCATCAACGCCGCGAAGCGTGCGAGCATGGCCTCCGCCGGCGTCATCCAATCCCAGTCGGTAAACGGCAGCAGCGTCACCTACAACGTGTCGTTGATGTCCGACGAGCTGGCGAAACTCGACCGGTACAAGCTAGGAGCGCTGCCGTGAGCATCATCGATGACATCAATGCCTCCGGCCTGCCTGCGGCCACACGGTTCGTTCGTCTGCGCGCCTCGCGTAAAGCCGACCCGTACAATCCCGCGCAGACCACGGAGGATTGGAAGCATCCTGTCGAATTGGAAGTGCATGGTGCCCTGGCATCGAGCACTTCGACTCGCACGCCCGATGTGTTGGACGTGCAGACCACCTCCACGGCGGTGCTCACCGTCGCCGACCCGAATGCGGATATCCGGCTTGGTGACCGTATCCGACCCGAACCGGCGGACGGCCGCATGTGGGAGGTGTCCGGCTTCCCCAGCCGTGACGTGAACGCGTTCACCGGCTGGCAGCCCACGCTGGAAGTCCAGCTCACCGAGTGGAAGGGGTAGCCGATGGCCGGAAGCGGACAGATCAAAGTGCATTTCAACGACTCGTTCTTCGACCAGATGCTCAACTCGGCCGGCGTCAGGGCCCTGACCCGTGGAGCCGCCGAAAAGGCGCTCGGAGTGGCCAAGGCCAACGCGCCCGTCGATACAGGAGCCTACCGCGACGGCCTGCAGGTCGAGGCCGTCCAACGCGCGCACCGCACCACCTTCATGGTGGTCGGCCATGATCCGAAGACCATGCTGGTCGAATCCAAGACCGGCAATCTCCGCAAGGCGTTGAAGGCGGCGAAGACATGACATTGATACTGCCTCCCGACATAGAGGCTTTCCTCTGTGATTACCTGCGCACTCATATCACCGATGTGGATGGTTTGCAGGTGGGCAGCAAGAAGCCTCCCGACTATCAGGGCGCGTATCCGCTCGTCACCGTCCGGGACGATGGCGGCAACGCGGACGGGCTCGGCCATTTCGACCGTTCGATTGGCGTGAACGTGTACGGATGGAGCCGTCAGGACGAGAAGCCGTGCAAGACTCTCGCCCGTCGCGTCTACGCGACGCTCACCGAACATCCGGCCATCGCCCTCGCCAAGGGCTCGCCAATCGTTTCCGTGGATGATTCCTCGTGCAACGGCCCATACCCGGTGTCCGACGATTCCGACACCGCGCACTACTACCTGATCGTCGAATATTCGACGGTCGGCGAACACTAACCAATCCCTTAACCGTTTTCCTAGACCCTGCATGCGTTGCGGGGTCTTTTCATTTTGAAAGGACAATGGAATGACAGCAGACAACCAGGGCAACGACCTTAATGCCGTCAAGAACGTACTCACATCGAAAATCATCGTCGCCCCCTATGTGGCAGGCAAGACGCTGACCGCCTCGCAGATCGCGCCCAGCGTGGCGGACCCGATCACCGAACTCGGCGACGTGTTCGGCTCCTCCTCCACCACAGTTGGCCTCATCACCAGCGACGGAGCACCGCAGGACTCCCGCGACGGCGACGACGCCACCGAATTCCACCAGCCGGGCTACACGCTCAACGCCGACCCGACGCTGACGCTCGCGTTCACCGCCGCCGAGGACAACGACCTCACCCGCCTCATGACCATCGGAAAGCCCGATGAAACCGGCGTCTACCACGTCAAGGACATCATCCAGGACACCAAATGGTTCGCCTATCAGGAGACCATCTACAAGTCCGGCCGCAAACGCCGTCGTCTCGGCGTCATCCAGATCACCGGCAACGAGCCGGCGCAGGATACGCGCGGCGAGGTGTCCGGCCTCTCGCTGACCGCCACATGGCAGCTCGATCCCGCCGTAGACGGCGGCAACAGCCGCTACCTGCAGTCCTACGCGGCGGCCTGACAACGATTCCCTCCCCGCATGACCTCTCTCCTGTCGGCATGCGGGGAGCCCCAACACCAACGACGGGAGAAACACGTATGACAGGAGAACCATCATGGCAAAGCAGCAGAACACGGCACCCTCGATCGCCGAATTCGATGATTGGGACGAGACCAAGGAGACCGAGGCCCTCGCCGAGGTCGCCAACCAGGTCAAGGTGCGCCACATCATCAAGAACAACGAATACTGGGCACTGACACCCGGCGGCACCGTCTACAAACTGCCCCTCTATCTTTCCATCGCCGACTTCGAGGCCCTGTCCGGCGCTTCCACCGACACCGACAGCCTCGACCAGGTCAAACGCATCCTCACCGTGTTCGCCGGAGACGAGCAGGCCAAGCAGCTCGAAAGGGAGCCCATGCAGGTCGCGTTCAACCTCATCCAGGACTACGGGGAGACGCTCGCCAAATCACAGGGCGTCGAACTGGGAAAATCGCCGACTTCTGCCGAATCCTCAACTCCGATGACGGAGTAAAGGTCCGAGCGGACTTCGCCCGATTCGGGTGGAGCATCGAACACGATCTCGGCCGGCGTCTCCCCTACCGTGACGCCATCGACCTGTACACGGCGCTGTGCGGCGACCCGTCCTCCTACACGGGAGCCTCGCTCATCGGCCTCATGTTCCCCATGAGCGCCACCGACATCACCGTATTGCAGTTCCTCGGCGCTTCCACGCTGCTCGGCGACGTGGACGGCGAACCCGAAACGGACGAGCCCACCGCCGAGGAGATCCACGAGGCCGAAACGCATATGAGCAAGCTCTTCGGATAAACAACCATCAACTAAGAGGGGAGTCGCCTTATGGCTTTCGGATCGGAAGTGGGAACCGGCCACGTGTCGATATTCCCCTCGATGAAGGGCTTCCGCAGCGCGGTCGACAAGGAGATGCGGGGGGCCGGCAAGTCCGGTTCCAACCGTTTCTCCCAGGCGTTCGGCAACGGTTCGAAAATCGGCAAATCGTTCGGCGGCAGCTTCAAAAAGGCATTCGGTTCGAGTGCCCGGGGCGTCGCCGACGATGTGCTGAAACCGTTGAAGCGTGACGCGGCGCAGGCGTCCTCCAAGGCCAGCGCCGCGCTCCTGAACTACCGTCAGGCCACGGTCAACGTGCAGCAGGCGCAGGAGAGGCTCAACTCGGCCATCGCCAGATACGGGTCGGATTCGACTCAGGCGCAGACCGCCTCCATCAATCTCGAAAAAGCCCAGTTGCGTCAGGCCACCGCTCTCGACAAGTCCAACGACGCCGCCGAACGGCTCGCGGACGCGAAGAAGGCGCTCAAGGCCGCCGAGGACGAACTCGCCAAGGGCACCAACACCGTATCCGGTTCCATGAAGACGATGGCAAGCTCGTTCTCGGCTGGATTCTCAAGCATCAGCCGGGGCCAATCCACCTTCACCGGACTCTCTGGAGCGCTCGGCAGCCTCGTGTGTAGCCTGCTCGGCGTAGACGCCATTTGGAAACCGCTCGGCTCCAAGATAGCCGGATTCGCGAACAAGGCCGTATCCTCATTGAGCGGTTTCGCCGTGCAGGTCGGCGCGAAAATCCAAACCGGACTCAAGGGAGCCATCAGCGCCGCCCAGCAAACCCTCAAAGGCTGGGGCGGCAGCATCGCAGCCACCGTGTCAGGCATCGCCAAACCAATCGGCGCGGCAATCACCGCATGGACGCAACCGATTCGCGACTGGGGAAGCAGAACCGGCAACACCATCAAAACGGCAGTCGCTACTTGGACCGCACCCATCCGCTCATTCGGCGGCAAAATCGGCTCCGCCATCGGAGATGCCGCAGGAAAAGTAGGGCAGAAACTCGCACCGGTAGCCAACGTAGCCAAGAACTACTTCGGCAACATCGCCACCGCCGCCGGAGCCGTATGGTCCAAACTCCCAGCCGGAGCACAGACCGCCGCCGGGGCAATCGGCAGCACGCTCGGCAACCTCGCCTCCAGCGCAGGCAACTCGTTCAAAAACCTCGCCCAAAACGCGGTCGCCCATATCAAGGGCCTCGCCACGGGAGCGGTCGCCGCCATCGGAGCAGGTGTGGCAGCCATCGGCGGCACGCTGGTGGCCACCGGCAAGCAGGCGTTGGGCGCGTATGCCACGTGGGAGCAGGCGGTCGGCGGCGTCGACACCCTGTTCAAGGGCGCTTCCGGCACTGTGCAGAAGTACGCGGCCGAAGCGTACAAGACGGCCGGCGTCGGCGCGAACGACTATATGAACCAGGTCACGAGCTTCGCGGCCTCGTTGGTCAGTTCGCTTGGCGGGGACACCGCCAAGGCCGCAGAGATGGGCAATCAGGCCATCATCGACATGTCGGACAACGCCAACAAGATGGGCACCGACATCCAGACCATCCAACAGACGTATCAGTCGCTTGCTCGCGGCAATTACGCGATGCTGGACAACCTCAAGCTCGGCTACGGCGGCACCAAGACGGAAATGCAGCGGCTCATCGCCGACGCGAACAAGCTGCCGGGCGTGATGAAGGAAGGCAACGACCTTTCCATCGATTCGTTCGCCGACGTGACCGAGGCCATCAGCCGAGTGCAGAAGAGCCTCGGCATCAGCGGCACGACCGCCAAGGAGGCGGCGACCACCATCGAGGGGTCCGTGAACTCGATGAAGGCCGCATGGCAGAACTGGCTCGCCGGACTGGGCAACGAGAACGCCGACATGGGCGCTCTCAGCCAGCAGCTCGCCGACTCCATCGGCACTGCGTTGAAGAACATCCTGCCCCGCGTGAAGGTCATCGCCCAGAGCGTCGTCAAAGCCATCCCGAGCCTGTTCTCGGATCTGGTGACGCTCCTGCCTGAACCGTTCCAGAACGCGATCAACGCCATCGGCAGCGTATTCAACGGGCTCGGCGAGATATTCAAACCCGTGCAGAGCGCCATCGCCCCTCTGATAGCTGCATTCATGGCCCTCGGAGCAGGCGGCATCGCACCATTGCTGTCCAAGATTCCGTTGCTCGGCGGGGTGCTCGGCGGATTGTCCGGCCCGTTGAGCGCGTTGGGCGGACCCATCGGCATCGTCGTCGCAGCGTTGGGCACGCTCATCGCCACGGTGCCGGAACTGCGCAACGCCTTCGGCACGCAGGTCACCGGCGCGTTCAACCTGTTCAAGAACACGATCGCGGGAATGAAGCCGACGTTCGATGCGTTCGGCAAAAGCCTGCAGGACATGTTCAACCAGGTCATGCCGGTGATCACCGCTTCTGTCGCGGAGCTCATCCCAGTGTTCGGCGACATACTCCAGTCGCTGGCACCGCTCATCCCGACGATCATCGAACCGCTCATGAACGCGCTCAGCTCGCTCATGCCGCTCATCGGCCAGCTCGTGTCCAGCCTGCTGCCACCGTTGGCGGACATCATCGCCGCGCTGCTGCCGGTCGCCTCGCAGATCGTGTCGATGATAGGCCAAGTCATCAGCCAGCTCGCCTCCGCGCTCGTCCCGGTAATCCAGCAGGTCATGGATTTCGTTAGCCAGCTGGTCACCGCCATCACGCCGCTCATCCAACAGCTCGTGCCAGTCATAACCGATGCGGTCTCGGGCATCACAGGCATCATCCAACAGCTGATGCCGGTCATCCAGAGCATCATCAGCGTGGTCGGCTCGGTAGTGAGCGCAATCATCGGATTCATCACCGGTACGTTGTTGCCTGCGGTGCAGGCGATGCTCCCATATGTGTCGGGTGTCATCGACGGCATACAAGACGTAATCCAGGGCGTGGTCGGCGTTATTTCCGGTGTCATCAGCATGGTCACCAACCTCATCAACGGCAACTGGTCGGGAGCTTGGAACAGTTTCAAATCGATTCTTTCCAACGCGGCCGGAGCGGTCGGCGGCTTGGTGTCGGGCATCGTGAGCGCCATCAAGGGCGTGTTCGCCGGAGCTGGCTCGCTGCTCAAAAACGCCGGCTCGCAGCTCATCAGTGGTCTGTGGAACGGCATCAGCGGTGCCATCGGCGGATTGTACGACAAGATCAAGGGCGCGCTTTCCGGACTGGTCGATAAGGCGAAGGAAGCGCTCGGCATCCATTCGCCGTCCCGCGTGTTCCGCGACGAAGTCGGCCGCTACATCCCGCCCGGCATCAGCGAGGGCATTGACAAGGCCACCCCCGCATTGCAGCGTGACATCGCGAAGCGGATGCAGGGTGTCACGGCCGCCGCACAGTCGGCATTCCAGCCGATGACGTTGCGCTCCGCCATTGGTGTGGAGGGCTCCGCCCCATTGCCTGAAACCGGGAATGGGCTCGCAGACCTCGCGTCGATGCTTGTGGAGCTTCGCGGCCTGCGCTCCGACCTGCAGGCATTGCACGGTGATTTGGGGCCGACCATCGCTAAGTACACGCCATCCATGACCATCCGCGAAGAGAAGCGCAGGCTTGGTCTCGTCTAAAACAGGAGGACAGTCATGCAGTCGATGACCTACCGGCGAGGCGGAGGATCAAGCCGCGCCGTTTCGGCTGGGGCCGTTGATCTCATCGACCCGGCCGGTCTCATGGTCAAACGCATCGAGAGCCTGCGCACGCACGCGTGGGAGGTGGAGTTGGCCGCGCACGGCATTGACTCCGCCTCCCTCAACGCGTCAAGCGTCCAATTGGAGGCCACGTGCGCCGACCTCAACGTGCTGGACGTGGCGAGCGAACTGTTCGACGCGGACGTCAAGGCCGTGGCGTCATCCCGCAGCAAGGACGACGCCGGCCTGCTCACCGTGGACGGCTGGTCGCAGACCGCGCTCATCACCGGCATCGAACCATCCTATGATCCGCCCGGCCCCGCGAAGTACGCGCTCACGGTCGCATTGCTTGACGGCCTGTGGCACAAGCGTGACGACGTGCAGCATTTCTGGTCGGATGCGCTGCAACCGGGCCTCGACCTTGATTACCCGCACGATTACCCTCACGACTACCTGCCAACGGCACGAAACGCTTCGGTCGTGAACGATGCCGTCTCGCCGATGCCGTTCGAACTGGTGGTCTACGGGCCGGTCTCACAGCCGGCCATCATCATCGGCGGCAACCGGTACGCGCTCGACGTGGACATCCCCTCGGGCTCGTATGTGACCGTCAACAGCGTGGAGGGGCAACGCAGCATCGTCATGACCGCCGAAAACGGCGACACCACGAACGTGTTCGACAAGGGCGAACGAGGCAGCGGCCTCAACGGCGGCACTTATATTTTCCAGCCGTTGCCGTCCGGGGAACACCAGGTGCAGTGGAACGGGTTCGGCTTTGACCTGACAGTGATCCAGGAGAGGAGCACGCCGTCATGGTGGATCTGATTATCACCGATTCCAAGCACGTCGATGTCCGTTCCGCCGTCGACTACACTCTGGATTGCGCGTGGGGCAAGGAGGAAAACGATTTCGAACTTGTCGTGAGCGGCGCGTCCACCATCGATGCGGGTGCCTATATCTACATCGACGGCAGCGAATGCGGTGGCGTGGTCGATGCGATGGAAGACCAGCTCACTGCCGGCGTCAGCACCCTCACCTACTCGGGGCGCACGTGGCACGGCGTGCTCGCGAACAAGATCCTCGAGCCGGATAGGGGCAGGGATTATCTCACAGTGAGCGGTACGGCCAGCACGGTCATCGGCTCGCTCATCAGCCGCGTCGGCCTTGACGGCGTGTTCGACGCGGTGGACTCGCCCACTGCCGGCGCGCAGACCATCAAGCAATACCAGTTCGACCGGTACACGGACTGCTATACGGGTTTGAGGAAGATGTGCGAGGCCAACGGACTGAAACTCAGGCTCGCCTATGCGTCCGGCCGGGTCAACATTTGGGCTGAGCCGGTTGCGCATTACGGCGATGCGATTGACAGTGACCTCATCGATTTCGACGCGACCCGCACGTGGCGCAAACCGAACCATCTCATCGGCATGGGCAAGGGCGATTTGGCGGCCCGCGTGGTCGTCCACTGGTATGCGGACGCGAAAGGCAACGTCAGCCAATCCCAGTCGCTCAAGGGCGTGGACGAGATAACGCAGGTCTACGACTACAGCAACGCCGAAACCGCCGAGCTGAATCAGAAGACACGTGAGAAGTTGCAGGAACTGCAATCCGAGGGTGACGTGAAGGTCACCGTGCATGAGGATTCGGGCATCGTGTTCGACGTGGGCGACACCGTGACCGCAAGGGATAATCTCACCGGCATCACCGTCAACGCGACTATCAGCAAGAAAATCGTCAAGGTCTCGGGCGGCGTGATGTCCGTCGATTATGAGGCCGAGTAAACAGTAAGGAGCCGATTATGGCGCGTATCGACAATGCGACGGTCATGCAATGCGACCGGTGCGGCAGAAACAAATGGTACAAGGACTTGGACGACCCGGATATCAAGACGTGGTACAACGTCAACCGGTTGGACTCCACCGGCACGGTCCACGACTACCTGTTCTGCGAGCAGGATCACGCGGACTATGCGAACAAGCTCAAGGACTTTGATAACAGCTTCGACAGTTGGATGCAGAACGGAGGCAAGCGGAATGGTTGAACTCGTCACCGGTCATGCGGGCAAGGCGCACGCCACGGCGGAACAGGCCGCTGGTTTGAACGCCGGCATTCTCGGCTTGGATGATTATGTGCTCGACGTGCATGACAAGCTCAAGATCACGGTCGTTTCGGCGAACAAGGTGACCATCGGTACGGGCGAGCTGGTCATGCAGGGCCGTCACGTCAGCCAGGGCACGCCCGAGGATCTGATCGTCACCAACGGGTCGCAGGGTCAGAAACGCAACGACCTGATCGTATGCCGCTATGCGAAGGGCTCGCAGTCGGTTGAGAGCGCGAAACTGGTGGTGGTCAGGGGCACGCCCACCACGGGCACGCCCACCGACCCCGCCGTGAACACGACCAGCCCGTTGGACGGGGGCACCACCTACGACATGCCCTTGTACCGCATCCCGCTGGACGGCATCACCATCGGCACACCAGTCGCATTGTTCAACGTGTTGAAGCCGATGAGCGACGTGTGGGATTCCCTAACCCGAATGCCGTATATTCTGTGCGGAGGCCATACCATCACCACGAAT